AGGAATTGGTGCTATGGTTTCAAGACGAGGTTTAGTTCACGATTTAGGAGTTACCGCAGAAAAACAATCAGGTCTCATGACCGTTGAAAATGTTTCTGATTGGTTTGGAAGACTAAGAAACTATGCTGAATTTTTAGGCATTTCTTTTGGTTTGACTGGAGCAACATTACAGGGAGCGATTGGAGCTTCTGCTGCTGAATTTATTGATATTGGTGGTTCTGGTCTTACCAAACAATGGCAAAAAGAATGGTGGGCAGTTCATAACTTCCTACAATACGGTGCTTCGTGCTTAGTTGGTGGTACTGGATCTGTTTCAAATACTTCAAATGAATATGATTCATTAAAAGATCCAACAGTTGGTTATGATGTAATTTTTATGGGTGACACCGGAGAATCAGACTATAGTAATATTAAAAGCGTTGTAGAAGCAAAAGCAATTTCAGAAATTCCAGTTTTAGGTGTAATTGCTGTTCAGGCCGGGGTTGCTGCTTCCGAAAGGGAAGCTAGTACATCAACTCAATTTTATGTAAATGTTGCAGGATCAAAATATCATTTAAATGCAACAGGTCAAGGTAATCTAGACGCAGGAAAATTAGTTTTAACAAATATATCTCCTGATGTTGCTGGATGTATAACTAGATGCGATAGAGATTCATATCCTTGGTTCTCCCCCGCAGGAAGAGCTCGTGGTAGAATTTTAAATGTTGTAAGATTATTAAGCAATCCTACTGTTACACAACAAAATACACTATATGATGCCGGGATCAATCCAGTAGTAACATTCCCAGGCGAAGGAACTCTTCTCTTTGGAGATAAGACCGGAGAAGCTGATACATCAACTCTTTCTAGAATTAATGTTTCTAGACTTTTCATCTATCTAAGAAAAGTTATTAATCCAATTGCAAGATCGATTCTTTTCGAAATTAATGATGCAACTACCAGAGCAAGATTTACTCTTGCTGCAAGTACTATTCTTGAAACAGTTAAGGGACAAAGAGGTATTACAGATTATAGAATAATTTGTGATGAAACTAATAATACCCCACAACTAGTTCAATCAAGAATTTTTGTTGCAGATGTTTTAGTCAAACCAACTGTTGCAATCAACTATGTCCGTATTACATTCACCAATAAGAATCTGAACGATGAATTAAGCGGAAATCTATAATAAAGTAGTTTAAAATAGTATAAATAAAATAGAAAGAAGGATAAAATATGGCAATAGGAATTAATGATTTTAGAAAACGATTTCAAGGCACTAGACCAAATAGATTCATCATCGAGTTAGGTCTCCCCAATGTAGTTGGTGGAAACCCAATTGACATGGATCTTTATGGTAAAGCAACACAATTACCAACTGCTTCAATGGGAGTAATTCCAGTTCCTTGGATGGGTAGAGTTATTAAATTCTCTGGAGAAAGAACATTTGCAGACTGGACTGTTCAAATGTACGATGCAAATGAAGATAATTCTAGAGATGTAAGATATCTAATGATGCAGTGGATGGAAAAAATGGATAGTGCAGATGAGCACAATATTAGTTATAATGTTACTTCAGATGCAAAAATTAGATGGAACGATTTTGGTGGTGGACAAGAAGCGGTTCACAATGATCAAACTGGGTTCTTTAGAGAGGTAACATTATATGGGGTATTCCCAATTGATGTTGGTCCACTAGAACTTAGTTATGATGTGACTGATACCTTCAGTGAATTTGCTGTGACCTTTGCTTACGATTATTGGACTTTTACCTCCTAAATAGGAGTGTAAGGATTAATTATTATGGGAATAAGCGATATATTTGGATTTTCTTTTGGTAAAAAGAAATCCTCTTCTGATCTAGGGGGGGTTGAGGTTCCAAGAACCCAACCCTCCTTTATTTCACCAGAGGATTATGATGGTACTTATGTAATTGAAACCGGCGGAGTAATGAGTAGTTACTTCGACTTCGGTGGTTCTCTTATTGAAGAAAACACTTTAATTCAGCAGTACCGTTCTATGGCGTTATATCCAGAAGTTGATAAAGCGATTTCGGATATTGTAAATGATGCTGTAGTTTTTAATGAAAAGAATGAATGTGTTGAAATGAATTTAGATAATGTTACTAATTTATCTGATAACATAAAAGGTAAATTACAAACAGAATTTAAAGTCATTAAAAAATTATTAGATTTTAATAATAAAGGCGATGATATATTTCGTAGATGGTATATAGATTCTAAACTTTATTATCATATAATAATTGATATTGATCAACCACAAAAAGGAATAATTGAACTTCGTGGTATTGATCCTACTAAAATTAAAAAGGTTCGTAAAGTAGAAAAAGAAATTAAAAGCAATCCAGGCGCAGGTTCTGTTGCTGTTGTTAAGAAAATAGATGAATATTTCATTTACACTGATTTAGATACAGATTCTCTAACTCCTACTACTTCACATGGAATAAAGATTACCTTAGACTCAATTTCATATTTACATAGCGGTATTGTAGATACTGGAACAAAACGAGTTGTTGGTTATATTCATAAAGCGATTAGACCGGTAAACATGTTACGTCAAATAGAAGATGCTGTTGTAATTTATAGAATGTCAAGAGCACCTGAGCGACGTATTTTCTATGTGGACGTTGGAAATCTACCAAAACAAAAAGCAGAACAATATATTGCGTCATTGATGAACAAATATCGCAATAAAATAACATATGATAGTAAAACTGGTGAAATTAAGGACGAAAGAAATCACATGTCCATGTTGGAAGATTTCTGGATTCCACGAAGAGAAGGTGGAAGAAACACAGAAATTGCAACATTGGACGGTGGTCAAAATCTTGGTCAGTTAGATGATGTTGACTATCTTCTTAAGAAAGTGTATAGAGCACTAAATGTTCCAATTAGTAGAATGGAAACTACTACTGGTTTTAGTATGGGTAGATCCACAGAAATAACTAGAGATGAAGTTTTATTCTTTAAATTTATTGAAAAACTAAGAAAAAGATTTTCATTCTTATTCCTAGATCTTTTAAAGAAACAAGTTCTATTAAAAGGTATTATGACAGAAATGGATTGGAATAAATCATATCAGGACATATATTTTACATGGAATAAAGATGTATTCTTTACTGATCTTAAAGAAAATGAAATTCTACGAGAAAAGGTAGATATGTTAAATATTATGGCAAATTATGTTGGTCAATTTTATTCTACAAAATGGTTGCGTAAGAATATATTAAAGCAATCAGACGAAGAAATAGAAAAGATTAACCAAGAAATGCAGGAAGAAGCGGCAATTGCTATGGAACAGCAGATGATGCAACAACAGCAAGAGGCCGAAGAAGGTGAGACACCTCCAGAAGAACAAGATCAACAATAAAGTAATATAAATAACTAAACAGGAGAAAAAAATGACAAACAACGATCTAAAAGCTGCTATTGAACTAATGATCAACGAAGAAATTGTAAAGGTAAAAGAAGTTATTCAAAATGATCTTTTTTCAAAACTAGGCAAAGCACTAGAAGAAAAACTCATGGAATATGCTCCTAGCGTATTTAATGAAGAAAAGGAAGAGGATGACGAAGAAGATGAAAAGGACGATTCTGAAGATTCAGAAGACGAGGGTGATGAAGAGTCTGATGATGAAGATGAAGAGTCTGATGATGAAGATGAAGAGTCTGAAGATGAAGATGAAGAGTCTGAAGATGAAGATGATAAAGAAGAAATGAATGAAGATGTTGAAAATCAACTTCATGAAGCCCTTTCTGAACTAATTTATGAAATTGAAACAGAACAAGGAAGAGAACTAACAAACGAAGAAATTCAATATGTTGCCGCTGAATTTATCAATGAATATGCCATTCTAAATGAAAAGTTAGATGCCGTGGGTAGTGAAGATGGAGATATTGATAATGACGGCGATGAAGACAAAACCGATTCATATCTTCATAAGAGAAGAAAAGCAATTGGCAAAGCAATGAAGAAAAAGAAGGGATAATTCATGAAACTAATCACAGAGCATATTGAGGAAGTAAAACCTTTAATTGAAGCTCGTGAAGACGGGAAGAAGTCTTATTTTATTGAAGGAATAATGCTTCAGGCAGAAACCGTTAATCGTAATGGTCGTATTTATCCAATAAATGTTTTATCAGAAGAAGTAGATCGTTATAACACAAATTATGTTCTAAAAAATAGAGCACTTGGTGAACTTAATCATCCAACAAGTCCTACTGTAAACCTCGACAAAGTTTGTCACATGATTTGTGAGATTAAGAAAAATGGTAATAACTTCTACGGAAAAGCAAAGATTCTTACTGAGACACCAAT